CTGGGAGGTTTCCCGGCTGATTATTTTAATACCATCATTATTGACGAAGCCCATCACTGTATTTCTGACAGCTATCAGAGAGTGCTGCAGCATTTTCCGGAAGCACAGGTGCTTGGCGTAACGGCAACACCAGACCGTGGGGATATGCGGAACCTTGGCGTATATTTTGAATCCCTGGCTTATGAGTACACCCTTCCTAAGGCAATCAAGGAAGGATACCTGTCCCCGATCAAGGCGCTGACAATTCCACTCAAGATCGATATGAGCAACGTTTCTGTACAGGCAGGGGACTTCAAGGCAAGTGAGATTGGTACTGCGCTGGATCCATACCTGGAAGGAATTGCCCAGGAGATGCAGAAATACTGCATGGATAAAAAAACTGTGGTATTTCTGCCGCTGGTAAAGACCAGCCAGAAGTTCCGGGATCTCCTAAATGCTTATGGTTTCCAGGCAGCAGAAGTAAACGGAGACAGCCAGGACCGGGCGGAAATCTTACAGGACTTTGATACAGGTAAATACAATGTGCTTTGCAATTCCATGCTTCTGACAGAAGGATGGGACTGCCCGTCTGTTGACTGCATTGTGGTCCTTCGTCCGACTAAGGTAAGAAGCCTTTACTGTCAGATGGTAGGGCGTGGCACCAGGCTGTCGCCGGATACTGGAAAGGATCATCTGTTGTTACTGGATTTCCTCTGGCATACAGAGCGGCATGAACTGTGCCACCCCGCAAGTCTGATCTGTGAGAATGAAGAAGTAGCCCAGAAGATGACGGAGAACCTGGAACAGGAAGCCGGGATTGCAGTTGATATTGAAGAAGCAGAAAAGACCGCTTCTGAGGATGTGGTAGCGCAGCGAGAGGAAGCCCTGGCAAAGCAATTATCAGAAATGAAAAAAAGGAAAGGCCGGCTGGTAGATCCGCTACAGTTTGAAATGTCCATCCAAGCAGAGGACCTGTCCAATTATGTGCCGTCTTTTGGCTGGGAAATGGGGCCGCCTTCTGATAAACAGAAGCATACCCTGGAGAACCTGGGCATTATGCCGGATCAGATCGAGAATGCCGGTAAGGCAGCCAAAATCCTCGATCGGCTGGACAAGCGGAAAAATGAGGGGCTTACCACGCCAAAGCAGATCCGCTATTTGGAAAGCAAAGGATTTCAGCATGTAGGTACCTGGCAGTTCCACACAGCCAAGAATTTAATTGACAGGATTGCCGGGAATGGATGGAAGATCCCGAACGACATTGTACCACAGGAATATAAAGGAGCATAAACATGGAGCAGAGGACAAGCCTTACAGAGATAATTGAATACATCGATCCCGGTTCCCTGGATTATCAGGACTGGGTGAATGTCGGAATGGCACTGAAACTGGAAGGCTATCCGGTAAGCGTCTGGGATCAGTGGAGTCGGAAGGACTTTGGACGGTACCATGCCGGAGAATGTGAGAAGAAGTGGAGAAGCTTTTCCGGTTCCACCTCTCCGGTAACTGGCGGGACTGTTGTACAGATGGCAATGGAGCGCGGATGGGTGCCGGAAAAAGGCCATGAACTGGACTGGAACGACAGTATACAGGTAGACAGCGACCGTGTGGTAGTAGATAAGAACTGGCTGGAAGGCAGGGAGATCCAGGAACCAAAGAACTGGAACCCGGCAGAGCAGCTGATCACATATCTGGAAACCCTGTTTGAAGCTGGGGAAAACGTAGGGTATGTAACTGGAAGTTGGGAAAAGACAGACGAGAAAGGTACCAGATGGCTTCCACAAAAGGGGAGCTGGGACCGTACTGCAGGACAGCTGATCGAGCAGCTGAACACCTGCAAAGGTGACATAGGGGCGGTGCTTGGCGATTACAATCCGGAAGCTGGCGCGTGGATCCGCTTTAACCCACTGGATGGAAACGGCTGTAAAAACGAAAATGTAACGGAATACAGGTATGCTCTTGTAGAATCTGATCACATGGAAATCGACCAGCAGAACGCCATCCTACGTGAGCTGGAGCTTCCCATTGCCTGCCTGGTGTATTCTGGGAAGAAAAGCCTTCACGCAATCGTGAGGGTGGATGCAGCGGATTATGGCGAGTACAGGAAGCGCGTTGATTATCTGTATGAAGTCTGCCAGAAGAACGGGATTGATGTAGATACCCAGAACCGGAACCCTTCCAGATTGTCCAGGATGCCCGGTGTAGAACGTGGGGAAAAGAAGCAGTTCATTGTGGATACCAACATAGGAAAATCCTCCTGGAATGAATGGTATGAGTGGATTGAAGGTGTGAATGATGATCTTCCGGAGCCGGAAGGTCTGGAAAGTGTCTGGGACAATCTTCCGGAGCTGTCACCCTGTCTCATTGACGGGGTGCTCCGTAAAGGGCATAAGATGCTGATCTCTGGACCATCTAAGGCTGGTAAGTCTTTCCTGCAGATAGAACTGTGTATCGCTATAGCAGAGGGCAAGAAGTGGCTGCAGTGGCATTGTGCGCAGGGACGTGTGATGTACGTGAACCTGGAGCTTGACCGGGCAAGCTGTCTTCATCGTTTTAAAGATGTATATGAGTCCCTTGGCTATGTCCCAGACAACCTGCAGAATATTGATATCTGGAACCTTCGAGGAAAGTCTGTACCTATGGATAAGCTTGCACCAAAGCTGATCAGAAGGGCAGCAAAGAAGAATTATGTAGCGATCATTATAGACCCGATTTATAAGGTCATTACTGGTGATGAGAACAGTGCCGATCAGATGGCGAACTTCTGTAACCAGTTCGATAAAGTGTGTACAGAGTTGGGCTGTGCCGTGATCTACTGTCATCATCACAGCAAAGGAAATCAGGGCGGTAAGAAGTCCATGGACCGTGCTTCTGGATCCGGTGTATTTGCCCGTGATCCGGATGCACTTCTGGATTTGATCGAGCTGGAGCCGACAGAGGCATTGATGAAACAGGAAGAAAATAAGGCTGTCTGTGGAACTTGCAAGGCATATCTGGATGCGCATTACAAGTGGCAGGACGACCTCTCACAGGACGATCTGCTGAGCAGTGCACAGATGCTGGGTTACTGTGAAGCACACCTGGATAAATGGCAGAAAATAGCCCTGGACAAGCAGATAACAGCTGCGAAAGCGGCGGTACAGGCACGTACTGCATGGAGGATAGAGGGAACCTTAAGAGAGTTCCCGAAGTTTGATCCGGTCAATATGTGGTTCGATTATCCGGTACACAGGATTGATCAGGTAGGAAGCCTGAAAGACCTGCAGTTGGAAGATGATAAACCGGCATGGGAAAAGGCGTCCCAGAGACGAAAAGAAAATGCTCAAAAGAACCGTGAGCGCAAGTTAAATGAGTTTGAAATTGCATTCCAGAATATTGAATTTGATGGCCGTGAAATCTCTGCTTCGGAGCTGGCAGAGACACTTGAAATAAGTGCAAAAGAGATGCTTTCCTGGCTGGGTGAGGGCAAGCGTCAGAAGAAAGAATTGCGGAATAAATTTGAAAAATATATAGGTGAGGATGGAAAAACATACATCAGAAGAAAGGGTGCGCAGGAGTGCTCACAACCATGATACAGAGTAGTGCGCAGAACCATATTTTTTATGATGATGTTCACAGTGCGCAGAACCATTGTTTTTATGGTTGTGAGCAGTGCGCAAAAAGGGGGGTGCGCGACTATATACTACGTATATATGTATGTGCGCACCCCACCTAGCGGGGGTAGGTAGTCGTGCGATAAGCTCACGCACGACGACCACCCACCCCGCACTCAGGTGGGCACCATACCTTGATCACCCGAAAAAGGAGTTGATGATTTTGGAATTTGAATTTTTTATGGCAATGGTTCCGCCGACTGTAACCCATCAGGAAAAACAGGTCAGGGTTGCCGGAGGGAAGCCAGTGTTCTATGAGCCACCGGAATTAAAAGCAGCTAGACAGAAACTGGTGGCATATCTTGGACAGCATGTACCAGATGAACCATATCACTGTGGAGTCAGGCTGATCACAAAATGGTGCTTCCCCAGGGGAAAACATTTGGATGGTACCTACAGACTTTCCAAACCGGATACAGACAACCTGCAGAAACTATTAAAGGATTGCATGACGAAAGTTGGTTTCTGGGATGATGATGCACTGGTGGCTTCGGAAATCGTGGAAAAGTTCTGGGCGGAAGTCCCTGGGATTTATGTCCGGATCGACAGGCTGCCATGATCTGGCTGACACCCCAGGAACGAAAAGCTCTCTGGGAAGAATATCCGGAAGTACAGGAGATGTATGAAGAGTACAACAGTATTCTTCCGGAAGATGATGGAGCCTGGGAGAGAGTTGCAGAACGTTGTCACCAGATTAGAGAACAATACCAGACGCTGCAAGTAGAAGTCGCACTGCAGGATGTAGTGTGGCAGCTGGAATGTCTGGCAAAAAGAAAAAGAGGAGATTAAGCTATGCTACAGGAAATGAAGTTAGAGGATGCATTGAAGAAATTTCTCCAGGGGAAGAAAGTCCTGGTCATGTATGATGAGACACTGGAAGCTGATAAATCAGCATTTACAGTAGAGCCACTGGAAGAAATGCTGAAAAGAAATCGCTTCCTGGTTGCGGTACCGGCTGTGGAGAATCCGGATTTTAAAGCAGCTGTGCATCAGATGGCAACATCGGAAAGACTGCCCCCCCAAGAACCTATTCGGGAAGAACCAGAGGTAGTGCCTATGGAAATCAATAAAAATCTGACGCGGGAGTCAAGAGGATATGCCGGATTTTTACATATCCGCTGTGAGCACTGTGATAAGACAAAGACTTTCTGTACCAAACATCAGCTTAGTTATTACGGCTGTAAAGAATGCGGCAAGAAGACGGACCTGAAGAATTTGAAACTGGCATTTATCAACTGTGAATGCGGCGGTATGGCAAGATATTTCACAAATGAGACTGCAGAGCTGATCGAGCTGAACTGTATAAACTGCGATATGCCAGTTGCACTGAAATACAATGCCAAGAAGAAACTGTATGAAACGATAAGGAGCTGAGACTATGGCGGAAAAATATAAAACCTGTAAACACAGTACCGGCAGGGTGGGAGAGCTGATCGTATACGTCCACCCGACCTGTCCGAGGCTATCAATGATAAAGGGCACCCTGTGCAGCAGTAAGATCCGCTGCAGGGAGTGCCGGAGCTGGGAGGAGAGAAGATGATAGACGTAGCAATGGGAATTGGTGTACTGATCGGAGCTTTTGGCGTGATCGCCTGGGCATTAAGCGCCGCAAACAAGGATAGAGGTGAAAAAAGATGACAGAGACCAAGCAGGGAAAGGCAACGGACCGGAAAGCCACTGAGGCGGTGAACACGATTAGAATTTACTGTAAAAACAATGACATTCACGACTGCGTATTTAACTGTGCGATACGGCAGGTATGCAGAGGATATTTTCGCAATTTGAACGTACCGATGCTGTGGCCAGAAATGGAGGTGCCAGATGATTGATGAGAAGAGAGTGCTGCAGGTTGCCAAGGAATTAAGCATGAACCCGGACAAGGCAAGGAAGCTTTTGGAGGATGCCAGATCAGAACCGGCAATCATGAAGCGGATACATAAGTATGAGCAGCTTGTGGGAGGTGACAGAGGTGGACAAGACGGTGCTGGAGCAGTATGTGGAGCTGAAGGAAGAAATCAAAGACCTACATAACCGCATAGACCGGGACAGGCACAGGCTGGTCAAGATCGAGAACGAGGGTGTTGTATCTGATACCGTGAAGGGAACCAGAAAGGATGGCACTATCGGTCCGATCAAGATAACCGGCTACCCTTTTCCGGAAGTTGATCAGGTGAAGGGTATGATCAAGAAGCGGGTAACAAAGCTTCACATACTGGAAGATGAACTGCAGGACGCACTGAATGCAGTAGATGATTTTATCCGGGAAATCCCACAAAGCGATCTGAGAATGATGTTTCGTTTTTATTACCTGGATGATATGACATGGGTGGCGGTAGCAGCAAACATGAACAGCCGGTTTCCGAAACGGAAATATACAGAAGACAGCTGCAGAAAGCGCCATGACCGATATCTTGAAAAAATATTATAAAATTTTCAAAATGTCCGGTCATGTCCGCTTCGGCTATGGTAGTATGTATACTGAGCTCAGAAGGAAAGACTTCCGATGATGAAATACCCCCACCCATAAGGTATGAACGACTGCCAGGTGTCACAGCCTGGCGGTTGATTTTGGCAGATATCAGCCAAGGGATTGCCGGCGCCACAGCAGCCGAAATGATATCATAGTGCAGTCTGACACATTGGTACGCGGTTCGATTCCGTGTTGTATGAGCCTGGGGCAGTCATGTGTGAGGGAGCTCACTGCACTGCCGGAACACCTCCCCGATCGGGAGGGAGCATGAGCCGTTAAGCCGAGCCGCAGGTTCGAGTCCTGGTGTTCCGATTGGCTCCTCATAATATTATTCCTAGAAAGACATCTGACTATTTGTGGTTGGATGTCTTTCTATTATTTTTAGTGGAAATGTAAATGATTTTATGATATGATTAAAAATGTAAAAAAAATTTCTGAAAACGAGTTGACAAATTGACCAAGTTGGGTTAATATATATTTGCAAGGGGAGCTCCTAGAGAGGCAAATTAGAAAGGATTGGGGTGAAACGCTATGGTAAACAATTTCGGAAAGTTCTGCCGAAAACTTCGGATAGATAAGGGTGAACTTTTATACGATATGGCGACAAAATTAGAAGTTTCATCTGCTTTTTTATCAAAAGTTGAAAATGGCAAGAAAAAACCACCCAAAGAGTGGAGGGAAATTCTCATCAGAGAATATGAGTTAGATTCAGATAAGATTAAAGAATTGGATCAATGCATGTATGAAGCTCAAAATTACGATAGCATTGATATTAGCAATTGGAATGATAATGACAGGATGATGATGCTTTCCTTTGCAAGAAAATTCAATTCTTTTGACAGGAACAAATTGAAAAAGTTTTTGGAAAACGAGGAGGGTGATGATGAATGAATGTTGCTGCTGAAGCACTATCAAGGTCCAAAATTCGAAAACTAGTAAGGGAATTTAGAAAGGCAATAGGCTGTGAGAAAATGGAATATTTTCCAATTGTGCAGTTTATAGAGTGGATTCTGGCTAACCCTGAAAGTGGAATGGACTTTGAAATTGTGGATCCAGGAGAAATGCAGGATACATATGGAACCACTAATACTGAGAAAAATGTCATGCGTATACGAAGCGATGTATATGAAGGAGCCGTAAAGGGAAGACCGCGCGATCGTTTTACGTTGTGTCATGAGTTGGGACATTATATTTTACATCAACCGGAATTTATGTCATATGCGCGAGGTGATATCCCGAGATATCGCCAACCGGAATGGCAGGCAAATACATTTGCTGGAGAGTTGATGGCTCCCTATGATCTTGTTAAAGATATGAGCATTGAAGAGATAATGAAAAAATGTGGAATGTCCAGACAAGCAGCAACAATTCAATATAATGAATATCACAGATGATGTGTCAAACCGAAAGGTTTTATACATACAAAAAACCAAGCACCATGAGATGCTTGGCTCTTGCGAAAAAAGTAAACACAGTGTTCAACTGGTTACAATTCCTTCTAGACAATTGAATTGTACCACTGGATTTACCTTTTGGCAAGAGTGAATTGCGAAAGGAGGATAAATCTATGTGGATTTTCCGCGCATGGATTACCGGGAAAGATGGCGAAAAAATTTACGCCAAAGATCACGGTAAGAAAGCTTTTAGATTCTGGGTAGGTCCTGGACCTGAACCAGATAAAAAGAAGAATCAGTAATTAAATAATCAATAATTTAAATGTTCAATGAAGCGTATTTACCAGTTGGACGCTTCTACTTTAAAGAAAGGTAAAAGGTAGAAGCAATGGCGAAAACAAAAAGTAGCGTTAGAGGACAGCAGCAAAAGAAAATCGTAGTAGTGAAACCATATAAACGTGGTGATGGAACTAAGGTGAGTGGTCACCGAAGATCAACACCAAATTAACTGATGTTAAAAAAATATATTATGCGAGGAAATAAACATGGAAGATTATATCGAAAAACTATTTAAACAGTATCCTTTTATCTATAAAATAGGGGATAGATTTTTTGCTTTTGGAACTGGTGTTTGTTCAGAATGTCTGAAGCAAGACAGAGAGGGATTGAAATACAGATACAAACGTTATTGTGATAACGTTGATGTAGAAATGGATAGAGAGACTGCTTGGAAAATATTTCGCAAGTTAAATGTTATCGGGGAAATTATAATACAAGAAGAAGGGCCATGTTACAATCCTGAAGAAAAAATAAAAGAGTTTAATTTTAATGAAGAAGAAATGGCAGAGTTGGAAGCACAAATTGATCAGTACGTGAAAAATTGGGTAAATCATGGATTGGCAGATTGGGCTACTGGCAGATATACTTCAGTATAGGTAAAAGTAACAGCTAAATAATTAACAACACACGCACCAACAAGGCAGCCTCCCCGGGGGCTGCTTTTGTTGTACCCAAAAACGACGAATAGAGGTGATGAGACATGGCCAGAGCGCCGGATCCAAGAATTGAACAGGCGAAGGCCATGTGTCTGAAAGGCATGAAATTAGTTGAGATTGCAAGTCAGCTGAATCTGCCGGAAGGTACTGTTCGAAGTTGGAAAAATAGGTATAAATGGGATTGCAACGTTGCAAAAGAAAAACGCAACGTTGCAAAAAGGAAAAAGGGTGGTCAGCCAGGCAATCAAAATGCAACCGGTCCGCCGGAGAATAAGAATGCAGTTAAGACAGGAGAGTTTGAGACTCTCTTTTTTGATTGCTTAGAACCAGATGAACAGAAGCTGATCCAGACAGTACAGCCAGATAAAGAGCAGTTGCTTCTGCAGGAGATTCAGCTGCTGACTGTCCGGGAACGGCGTATGTTAAAGCGGATTGAATCCCTGAAGCTCCTGGAGCAGACTTCGGATCCGGAAGATGACCAAGGGGAGGATGAGCTTGAAAAAGCACCTCCCGGAATGTCTGTTACAAAGTACAAATCTGGAATGGAGAAAGGAAAGCCAACACTCCTGAGGGAATACGAAGGAATCCTTGGTCAGATCCAGTCCATTGAGGATGCGTTGACCAGAGTCCAGGCCAGACGCCAGAGGGCAATTGAAGCCCTGCATAAATTTGGTTATGATGATGCACATCTGGAGCTTGAAACTATGAAGTTCGAGCTGGAGCTTCTGAAACAGGATGGACAGAACGAGGATGATACAGATGACGGCTTCCTGGAAGCCATGAATGCTTCTGCCGAAAATGTCTGGGGTGATGAGGATGTATGAGAAACTGAGCAGCCTTAAGAAGCGCCTGCAGCAGATGAAGCAGAACCGGACAACCAGACAGAACGGCCAGACATTTCACTTCTCTCCATTCTCAAAGAAGCAGAAACAGGTACTGACCTGGTGGTGCAAAGAATCCCCAGTCCATGACAAAGATGGAATCATAGCAGACGGAGCTATCCGATCAGGAAAGACTGTCAGCATGTCGCTGTCTTTTGTTATGTGGGCAATGAGCGGCTTTGCAGGTCAGAACTTTGCCATGTGCGGAAAGACAATCGGCTCCTTCCGGCGAAATGTTTTGTTCTGGCTGAAGCTCATGCTTCGATCAAGAGGTTACTCTATCACGGATCACAGAGCAGACAACCTGGTAGTTGTGCGGAAGAATAGTATTGAAAACTATTTCTACATCTTTGGCGGTAAAGATGAACGTTCTCAGGATCTTATTCAGGGTATTACACTGGCTGGTGTGTTCTTTGATGAGGTTGCACTGATGCCTGAATCCTTTGTCAACCAGGCAACAGGACGTTGCTCTGTGAAAGGCTCCAAGTTTTGGTTTAACTGTAACCCGGACGGGCCGTATCACTGGTTTAAGGTCAACTGGATTGACAAGTCTACCGGATATCTGGGAAAAGAACAGGTCGAGAAGATTCGCCAGAAGGCAAAAGCAGAAGGTAAAGATCCCGGACTAAAAGAGCTTCTGTATCTGCATTTCACCATGGATGACAACCTGTCCCTGGATGAAGAGGTAAAAGCCAGATACCGCAGCATGTACGTCGGCGTATTCTTCAAGCGCTACATCCTGGGATTATGGGCAGCAGCCGAGGGCGTTATTTATGATATGTTTGATGAAGCCAGGCATGTCCGCGATATCAAGGATTTCTTTCAGCTTCTGATCAACGGCAACCGATATGTTTCCTGTGACTATGGTACTCAGAATGCAACCGTCTTCCTGCTCTGGAACAAAGGCAGGGATGGAGTCTGGTACTGTATCCGGGAATATTACTATTCAGGACGTGATAAAGGCAGACAGAAAACAGATTCTGAATATGCAGATGATTTAAAAAAATGGTTGGATGGTACGAAGATAAAAGCAATCATCGTGGATCCATCTGCAGCTTCCTTCATTGCAGAGCTACGAAAACGCGGGTACAAGGTTCTGAAAGCCAACAATGATGTGCTGGATGGAATCCGGCTGGTAGGAATGCTGCTGAATTTGGAGCTACTGAAATTTGCCAGTTCCTGTACAGAAACCATAAAAGAATTTGCTTCCTACATCTGGGATGAAAAAGCCCTGGAACGTGGGGAGGATAAGCCAGTTAAGCAGCACGATCACAGCTGTGACGCTGTACGTTACTTTGTGAGCACAGTGCTTGGCAGCAGGGTAGCGAGACTTCGAGAAATAAGTAGGTGAGAACAATGTATATATTTACAATTCCAAGAGAAAAATTTGACGAGCTGGCACCGGACAAAAGGATCATCCGTCAGCTAATCAGTAAGCACATCAGCCAGGTTGAAGATCTGAAAAAGAACATGGCTTATTACCAGGGCAAACATAAGATCCTGGAAGATGCCAAGCGGGAAAACAGGCTGGTATGCAACCATGCAAAGGACATTTCAGACACAGCCAGCAGTTATTTTATCGGAAATCCGGTTACTTATAAGTCAGATGCTGATATAAAGGATTTGACAGATTCGCTGGAGACAGCAGGGGCAGATGAGACTGACGGTGATAATGGTCTGGATCTTTCCATCTATGGCTTGGCTTATGAATATGTGTATGTGAAGGAAAATGAGAATAATCTACTGACCAAGAACCTGTCCCCGGAAAATACGTTCATGGTAAAAGATGACAGCATAGAGGAAAACGAGCTCTTTGCTGTCTATTATTATGTCCGGAAAGATGATTCGGAGACGGGACCGGAGCATTACATAGCAACCGTGCTGACGCCGAATTACAAGTATGAGCTGGACATCCAGAACAATGAAGTACCACAGCTGACAACAGAACTGCCAGTTCCCCATTACCTGGGAGAAATCCCGATTATTGAGTATTTGAACAATAAGCTTGCCATTGGGGACTTTGAGCTTCAGATTCCTCTGATCGACGCTTACAACGCACTGATGAGCGACCGTATTACAGACAAGGAGCAGTTTATTGATGCCATTCTTGCCATTTATGGCACGTTGCTCTCAGATGAGGATGAATCTGGTACGGAAGAGGAAGATCAGAATATCAAAAAGGCAAAAGAAAGGCTGAAAAAGTACAAGGTGCTTGAAATGCCTGATACAGCTAAGGCAGAGTACCTGACCAGGACGTTTGATGAATCCGGAGTGGAAATCCTAAAAAAAGCTATTGAACAGGATATTCATAAATTTTCCCATATTCCCTGTATGTCAGATGAATCCTTTGGTGGAAATGTGTCTGGCGTGGCTATGGAGTTTAAGCTTCTGGGAATGGAGAACATCACCAAGATAAAGACCAGATATTACAGAAAAGGTTTAAGAAAGCGCATTCGGATTTTTTGCAATTATCTGGAGCTCCATGGCAAGAGTGTGGATCCGGCCGGAATCACAATGACTTTTACCAGGGCACTGCCGAAGAATCTGTTGGAGATCTCCCAGATTGTGGCAAACCTGTGGGGAAAAGTAAGTAGAAAAACACTACTGTCCCAGGTACCATTTGTGGATGATGTGGACGAAGAACTGAAAGCTTTGGATGAAGAGACAGAAGAGAACCTGAAACGGCAGCAGGAGGTCTTTGGCATGCAGGAGAACACACCACCACAAGATGGTAATCCGGATCAGAAGGAACCAGATAAATCTGAAAAGGATGATGCTGAATGAGTAACTACTGGGAAAGACGCGCCGTGTGGGATTTATACAAGAACCTGGATAACGCAGAAGCCACAGCTGATCTGATCGCAAAAGTGTACAGAAATGCTTCCATGAATCTGACTTACGCTGCGAAAGATATATTTGAAAAGTATATGACAAAGCATAAATTGTCAGAGGCAGAAGCCCGCCGGTTATTGGATACCTTACAGGATAAGACTTCTCTGGATGAAGTTCTGCAGACATTAAAGAATAAAGATTATTCAGAAAAGACCAAGCAGGAGCTTGTCCAGGAACTGGAATCTCCGGCGTACCGCGCAAGGCTTGAAAGACTACAGGATGTTATGCAGCAGGTAGACAAGCTGATGGAAAACGTTTATCACCAGGAACAGCAGTTTGACACCAGTTTCCTCCGTGATCTGGGAGAAAGGGCTTATTACCAGTCCATTTACAATATCCAGAAGCGTACCGGTCTTGGATTTAGCTTTTCCCATATCAGCCAGAAACAGGTTGATCAGGTGCTGCGAATGAACTGGTCTGGAAAGCATTACTCAAAGCGTATATGGAAGAATACGGAAAATCTGGCTCAGACATTGAAAGAAGAAATGCTGGTCAGTCTTCTCACTGGCCGCACGGATCGGGAGACAGCACAGATCATTGAAAACAAATTCGGGGCAGGAGCTATCCAGGCAAGGCGCCTGGTGAGAACAGAGAGCTGCTTTGTAGCCGGTGAGTTTACTGCCAGGGCTTATGAGAAATGCGGCGTAGAGAAGTATCGGTATCTTGCGACTTTGGATCTGCGAACAAGCAAGATCTGCCGGAGTCTGGATGGGAAGGTTTTCCTTTTGGCAGAAAGAATGGTTGGAAAGAATTATCCTCCTATGCACCCCTGGTGCCGTTCTACAACCATTAGCATTATTGATGAAGAAACTCTTGCCCGAATGCAAAAAAACGCCTATAACCCGGATACAGGATGTATCGAGTTGATACCAGCAAATATGACCTATGACCAGTGGTATGAGAAATATGTGAAAGGGAATGCCAAAGCTGAGGCACAGGAGAAAGCGATTAAAAACAGTTCTTCTGACCGGGAGCAGTATGAACGCTATCAGAAAGTTTTAGGCAAAACCGTCCCAAAATCTTTTGCAGACTTCCAGGATATGAAGTATAATAAACCTGAGATGTGGAGGTTCATGAAAATGGATTATCAGAGAAGAAATGAACTTCTGGAACATCCGGAGCTGAAGCTGCCGAATGCGGAAAATGCTATTCTGCCGGAGCCTAAGTTTACAAAATATCTTTTCGATGAAAATAGCGAGAAGGGATATCCTAAGGGCAGAGCCTTCACAGACCGCCTGGGCTATGGAAAGGATAATTGGCAGAAGCTGCAAAAAGCATTAAAAGATGGTGCGCCAAGGTATCCAGCTCAGTATGTTGACAATAACGGATACGGCGACAGATATGTTCAGAAGATGGTCCTTTATGGTGAAAAGGGAACACCGGCAAATGTAATTGTAGCATGGCTCAAAAATGCAGATGGCACAACAAAGTTGACCAGCGCGTACATTAAGGAGGCGAAGTAAATGCAGATAAAAGAATTTGATACAGTGCTTTTAAAAGATGGGCGCGAAGCAGCGATTGTCGAAATATTAGATGATACACATTTTCTTGTAGATGTAGGGGATTCGCCTGCTGATTGGGACACTATTGATGCAACTATTGATGATATAGTGAAAGTAATCCATAGGATGGAGGATTAGATGGAAATCAAAGAGTTTGATACAGTCCTCCTGAAGGACGGAAGAACTGGAAGCGTTATGGAAGTATTTCCAGATGGTTCTCTGATCGTAGATGTGGGAAGCTCATCTGAAGACTGGGAAACTTTATATGACAAGACTGTGGATGATGTTGAAAAGGTAATTTCAGATTAACAAATATCAATACAGTTATAAAAACAGTGATAGCACGCCATAAGACGTGTTATTTTTGTGCTTATTTTTAAAAAAATGCGCCGGCGCAAGAGGAGGTGAGGACCATGAAAATAAAAGCAATCAAGCGTTACAGCGACATCCGTCTGCACAAGGTAATCGAACCTGGTACCGTCCTGGAGGTGGACGAGGCAAGGGCAGATCACCTGGTGAAGGAAGGCATGGCTGAAATCGTGAAGGAACCAGCTAAGACCGCACAGAGAAAGGAATAGGTGATCCAATTATCTCCCTTTGGGACGCAGGGTGACGCGTCTTATTTTTATGCTCCGAAATGAGGGTAAACTAAAAAATCTGAAACGAATGGCCCGGGCCCTGTAGGGAATAGGCTGGGCGGAAAGGATAGACATGAGAAATAAAGTTATAAAAGCATTTTGTAAAGTACCAATGAACTTGCAGCTTTTTGCAGAAGGAGGAGACGGCGCTGGGGCTGATGGCGGCAATGGCGGTGGATCCGGTGATGGAGAAGGCGCAGGCGGTGAAGGTGGAGCTGGTTCAGACACACCTCCATCTTTTGATGACTTCCTGAAAACAGGCGGCAATCAGGCAGAGTTTGACAGACGTGTCCAGAAGGCGGTCAATACGGCAGTGACAAAAGCCCAGGAGAAGTGGCAGGCACTGGCGGATGATAAGCTTTCCGAAGCCGAGAAGCTGGCAAAGATGACAAAGGAAGAAAAAGCGCAGTACATGCAGCAGAAAAGAGAAAAGGAACTTACCGACAGAGAGGCAGCAATCACACGCAAGGAGCTGATGGCAGAAGCCAAGAACACCCTTGCCAGTGACGGGCTTCCCCAGGAACTTGCAGAGGTACTGGATTATTCGGACGCTGATACCTGCAAGAAATCCATGGAGAAAGTCAAGGAAGTGTTCCAGAGAGCTGTAGAGACTGCAGTGGAGGAAAAGCTGAAAGGCGGCAAGCCTCCGAAAAAAGCACCTGGCGGTGACGCACAGAAAGCCCTGGAAGAGCAGGTGTATAACATCATGATGGGCAATAATTAAAGGAGAGTGAATAAATTATGGCAATTAACACATTAGCAGCTGCAACCTTATTTATGACTATGCTGGATAAGGTCGCAGTACAGGAAGCAACAACCGGATGGATGGACGCCAATGCGGGACGTGTGATCTATAACGGTGGAAATGAAGTAAAGATCCCGAAAATGTCCCTTCAGGGAATGGGAGATTATGACAGGGATAACGGATATACACAGGGCTCCGTTACTCTGAATTATCAGACAAAAACAATGACTCAGGATCGTGGACGTCTGTTCAATCTTGATCCAATGGATATCAACGAGGCGAACTTCATTCCAACAGCGTCTGCTGTTATGGGTGAGTTCCAGAGAATGCACGTAGTTCCAGAAATTGATGCTTACCGTATCTCTAAAGTGGCTACAGAGGCAATCACAGCTGAAAAGGCAGGAATGGTGGATTATGGCTACACTCGGGGAGCCACTGGAACTTCTGCGCTCAGAGCTTTTAAAGAAGGTATCAAGGCGGTACAGGATAACTATACCGGACCTCTTGTATGCCAGGCAACTACTGATTTTATCATGGAGTTGGAACTGGAACTTGCTGGAAAAATCACTGCGACAACCTTTTCCAAAGGCGGCATTGATACACAGGTTCCTTCTGTGGACCGCGTGCCGATTATTCCAACATCCTCTAACCGTATGTACACTTCTATCAAGATCAATGATGGAAAGACAGAGGGACAGAAACAGGGCGGTTATGAAAAGGGAACTACAGCAAAGAATATCAATTTCTTTATCTGCCCGGTAACCACACCGATCGCGATCACAAAACAGGATGTCATGAGAATTTTTGATCCGTTAGTAAACCAGAAATTAAACGCATGGCAGCTGGATTACCGTAGATTCCATGATATCTGGATCCTGGAGAACAAACTGGATTCCGTTTATGTGAATATCAAGGAGGCAAAAGCATGAGAGTGATCAGAGAAAATGTGGAACGCGAAGTGGATGCTTCCAAATGCGAGCAGCTGCTTAAAGATGGCTATAAGCTGGTAGAGACTTCCGGGGATTCCAAAAAGGAATCCTCAGAGGCAAAAGCTCCTGGAGACCTTGACAGCATGGGCCTGGCAGAGCTTCGAGCTGTTGCCAAAGAAAAAGGTCTTTCCGGCTATTCCAGTCTGAGCAAAGAAGAACTGCTTGGCGTCCTGAAAGGGTGATTGGATTGACGGATGAAGAGAAAACAAAAGCCATAGAGCGTTTGAAAATCCTTACCGGCAACAATGATGAGAAACTGATTGGAGTGTTGATTGACGAGGCGGAAGCGTTTGTTCTGGGGTATACCAACCGGACCCGGCTTGTTACCGGGCTTGAAAAAGCAGTGCGCGATCTTGCAGTGATTGCCTTGAACCGTCTGGGAACAGAGGGCGAGACAGGCAGAAGTGAAGGTGGTGAGTCCTATTCTTTCGACAATGCTCCCAGGCAGATTTATGATGTACTGAACCGTTTCCGGCTAGCCAGAGTAGGAGGCAGAACCTATGAGACTAAGACAAAGCAGACTTGAGACTTATTATCATAGAAAACGGGTAGTAAAAAAGGACAATGAGGGCAGCACTTATGAAGAGTACGGTGCTGCCCGCTCCTTTTCTGGAGAGTCCTGGCCAGCTTCCGGGAAAGTTCAGGCGCAGCAGTATGGACAGCGGCTTGGGTACATCCGTAATGTGAAAATTAACGGAGAATATGCCATCAAGCCGGATGAAAATGGACGGTTGCATTACATTCTGGATAATGGTACTGATCTGATGGAACTGGATGGAATCTGCCTGTTCGTTGGTGAGAATACTGAGCCGGATTACAGGATTGTTGCAATTAAACCATACCGTTTTCTGACGCTGGAGGTGGAACGGACATGAGCGCGGAAGGTCTGGATGAACTGGAAATAAAGCTGGATCAGCTGGCAGATGTAGATCTGAATAAGGCAGTTGGAAATGCTATCCAAACTGTACGAAGCGCAGCCGTTATGAATGTACATGTGGATACAGGGGAACTCAGGCAGAGCATTTATGCAGAGGTGGAGGATAACGGTGATACGGCAATTGGCGTCTGTTGGACAAATAAACCTTATGCGACCTATCTGGAATTTGGTACCGGACCGAAAGGCCAGGAGAACCATGCAGGCATTTCACCAGAGATTACACCAGCCTATACGCAGAATCCCTGGTGGATCCATGAAAGCCAGGTGGATAGGCGTGTGGCTGAGAAATACCACTGGTTTTACCTGGATACTCCAGATGGCCGCTTTTATCTGTGCACTGGACAGCCCGCCTATCCGTTCATGTATCCGGCGTTAAAAGACAGTTAGGATCAGATCCTGGAAGGAATGAAAGCTGATTTTTCAGCTGCTATAAAGGAGAGCATTAAATGAAAAATGTAAAAGATGAAGTATTCGCGGCGCTGCTCACTGTTTCAGAACATGTGTCTGATGCATACCCGAAAGAGTGGGCTGGGAATGAACCAACCATTCAGTTTACCGAAGAAGACAACAGCGTCTTTGAAGGCAGTGGAAGTGCAGAAGGAATGAGAGAAGATAAATCCAAGGTACGGTACCGCATTGATATCTGGGATCTTAAAAATACCTCACCAACCGCAGTTGCTGTAGATAAGGTTGTGTCCGCTCTCGGGTTAAAGCGTATCGGCTGTGCAGATGTTCCGGATTCATCCGGCATGAAGCATAAGCAGATGAGGTACGAAGGAATTATTGATATGGATTCAGACCAGGTATACTGGCTGAATTAGGAAAGGAGAACGAAGCATGTTAGCAAATGGTGCAAAGTTAGGATATAAAAAGAAATCTGAAGCAAGCTCTGCGTATAAAGACCTTCCGGGATTGAAAGAGATTCCGGAACTTGGTTCTGAGCCAGAGAAAGTTGAAAATACAACTCTTACAGATCCTCATAAAATGTATGAACTTGGAATCGGCGATTTGCCGGATATGGTGTACAAATTCAAATATGATAATACCAAGGCTGACAGTCCATACCGTGTTATGAGACAGGCAGCAGAGGATAAAGAGGTATTAGGTTTTGAGGAAACAGATGCGGACGGTACCAAGATTCAGTTTGATGCCCAGGTTTCTGTGAAACGTACTGGAGGTGGTGTCAACGGCGTGATCGAGTTCGAGCTGACCATGATTGTTCAGTCTGACATTGATTATGTAGATCCGGCATAAGGAGGTAGCTGATGGAGAGTTTAGGCGGATTAAATGATGTATCTGAAAAGGACGAAATGAAAGACGAAAAGGTTGTAAACCTGGATGAAGAGAAAAAGAAACGCAAGCCCTTCTGGTACTGGACAGTAAAAGGCAGGGATTACAGACTGAAACTGAAAGCTTCTACAATCGGAAAACTGGAAAACAAATACCGCCAGAACATTATGAACCTGGTGGAAGACATGCCCTCCTTGTCGGTCATGCTGACTATTATTCAGGCGGCTATGGAGCCCTGGGAGCATGGGATTGATTACCCAGATATCCAGAAGATTTACGATTACTGGACAGAGGAAGGTGGAAACCAGGTTGATCTGTTCGAAAAGGTGGTAATCCCTACCCTGGTGGTTTCGGGTTTTTTCCCGGAGAAACAGGCTCAGAGCATCATGGAGGAGCTGGAGAACCAGTAAAGACAACCTCAGAGTTTCTGGGCGAGTTGTACCCATATGCCCTTGATGCAGGTATTTCCATTGACCTGTTTTGGAATTCTTCTGTAAATGAGATCATAGACATGCTGGAAAGCTACGGCAGACGGAAAGAGCAGGAACGTAAGCTGAAAATTCAGGACGATTTCATTATAGCAGAAGTGATTGCACTTAATATCCTGGCACCTGTTGCTGGTGATATAGAAGCAATGCCCCATCCCTGGGATTATTATCCCAGTTTCTTTGAAGCAGAGAAAAAGTCCTGGGAAGAGAATCAGCTGAAACAGCAGATGGAAGACTATAGGGAGCGAAGAAAAGCATATATTGCAGAAGTAAACAGACGAAGGCAGTTAGGTTTATAACCCGACTGCCGGTTTTTATGCCCTGAGGAGGTGAAATGAATGGCAGACGATAAGAATCTTGCAACCTTAAAGGTTACCGTGACAGCGGATAAGAGCCCATTGAAAAAAGCGCTGGACAGTGCCAAACAGGACACTGCGAAAAGTACTTCACAGATCCAGGGGATGTTGCAGAAGATCAGGAAAACAATGTCCTCTGTTTCTTTAAAGGGAATGGTAAAAGACTTTCAGGTAAAATCCGGGATAAAGGTTCCAACGCAGGAGTTTCAGGAGCTTCGGGAGGAAGCAGGCCAGGCAAGAGATGCTTTGGCTGATTTACTTGAAAAGCAGAAGAAACTGGAGGCACTTGGTGTAAAAGAACAGAGCCGAGAATGGAAATCATTGCAATATGATATCGAAAAGGCAAAGAATGCCGTTGAAGGATATAAGGCTGAGATGTCAGAGATGAAAGCAAATGGTGCGGATGTAGAGAGACCGGTATCTCTTCCAAAGCAGGCAATGGGATTGGGAAAATCAGTTGTCGGTGGCATTGGTAAGGTAGCAGGTCTCGGTGCATCAGCAGTTTCGAAAGGCTGGGGAGGACTGGTAAGAATCCTTGGCGGAGTCACCTCTGCATTTTCTAAAGTAGGCGGTGTGATCAGACGTACATCTGGTTTATTCGGTGCATTGATCCAGAAGTTCACAAGCGGAATTCCTATCCTAAACCGGTTCACTGGTGGAGTGAAAGACAATGGCAGTTCCTTTGGCGGCGGACTGAAAAATCTGCTGAAGTATTCCTTGGGAATCCGAAGTCTGTTTGCCTTGGTGAACAAGCTACGGAGTGCACTGGTGGATGGATTCAAAAATCTGTCTCAATACAGCGGGGATACCAATAACAGCCTTTCCATGCTGATGTCTTCCTTGACTCAGCTGAAAAATGCTTTTGCAACAGCATTTGCACCGGTACTGAATATTGTGGCACCAATCCTGAATGCAGTAATCCAGAAAATCATTTCTGTGGTAAATGCAATTGGACAGTTTACCAGTGCTTTGACCGGCGCCAGTACCTTTATCAAAGCCAAACAGCTGAACCAGAATTATGCTGCAAGTCTTGACAAGAACACAAAGAGCGCCAACAAGGCAAATGATGCAAATAAAAAGCTGCAGCGTACACTTCTTGGGTTCGACCAGATCAATAAACTGGACGATACGTCCGGTTCCAGTTCTTCTGACAGTGCCGGTACTGGTGGCCTTACTGGAAAGGACATGTTTGAGACACTGAATGTTTCAAACGAAATGAAAGCACTTGCAGCGCAGATCAAGGAAGCCTGGAGAAATGCTGATTTTACCGGAATTGGCAGAATTGTTGGACACAAGCTGAATTCAGCCTTGCAGAACATTCCATGGGATTCTATTCAGAATACCTGCAACCGGATTGCAAAGAGCACAGCTACATTCCTGAATGGTTTCATAGAGGCTACGGACTGGAATTTAGTTGGGAATACGCTATCCCAGGGAATCAACACGGTATTCGGAACGGCTAATACCTTTGCTGAGAATTTCAACTGGGAGAGCCTTGGAAATGCCGTAGGAAACGGTATCAATGGGGCTCTTGGCGGTCTTGACTGGAATCTGATCAATGAGACGGTCTTTAATATTGCAAAAGGTATTACGGATGGACTGAACGGATTTATCCAGACAACAGACTGGGGACTGGTAGGGCATTCGCTTGGAAGCGGGATTAATACAGTTATAGGTTTTATTCACACTGCAATAGAGAATTTTGACTGGATTGGAACCGGTAATGCGTTGTCTGAATTTGTAAACAGCGCGATCCAGACGGTTGACTTTGCTGGCATTGGAGATACATTCTCCGATGGCTTGAAAGGTCTGCTGGATTTTGGAATAACTGCTCTTGAAGGGATTGACTGGTACCAGCTGGGAGAAAAAGTCTGGGAAGGTCTTGCGGCAATTGACTGGAATGGAATCGCAGACCGTACTTTTGAACTGATCGGTGCGGCCTTTGGAGGTCTTGCGGCTTTCTTGGGAGGCGTAATCAGCGAAAAAGTGCAGGAGGCAAAGCAGTATTTCCAGAAGAAGATTGAAGAGTGCGGTGGAAATGTAGTCGAAGGTATTTTTAAAGGTATTGTTGATGGTGTGAAGGAAATCGGTACTTGGATTAAGCAGCATATCTTTGATCCATTTATCGATGGTTTCAAAAATGCATTCGGAATTCACAGTCCATCGACAGTTATGGCTGAACAGGGTGGCTTTATTATTTCAGGACTCCTGAAAGGTCTGAAGGATAATATCGGTTCTGTCTTAACCTGGATTGGAAAAATTCCAGGAAGGGTGAAGGACAAGCTGTCAGATGCCAAAGACTGGCTGGTTGAGACTGGCGGAAATGTTTTATCTGGTTTAAAAGATGGATTGAGTGAAAAATGGGACAGCATAGGGGACTGGTTTCAGGATCTTCCAAATAAGATCAGCAATGCAATCCCAGATTTGTTCAATACCGGAAAAAATGCAATTCAGAATTTTGCCAGTGGATTTGGTTCCGTACATATTCCGCTACCGCATGTTTCCGTATCCTGGAATAAACACAATGTAGGTCCTGTGAGTTTCTCTACACCAAGCTTTGGATTGAGTTGGTATGCCAAAGGCGGTTTCCCAGAGAACGGCGAAATGTTCATGGCACGCGAGAGCGGCCCTGAGTTGGTCGGCCGGATGGGAAGTAAAAATGCCGTTGCCAACAATAACCAGATTATCGAAGGCATTCGTGCCGGTGTATATGATGCTGTGGTCAATGCGCTGGAGAGCAGATCGCAGTCCAAAGACAGAGAGGCAGAGATCCATATTTACCTGGAAGGTGATGCAGACAAGCTGTTTAAGATTGTCCGAAAAAAGGGACAGCAGTATCAGAAATCTACTGGGAAACCGGTATTTAGTTAGGAGGTGGTCGGTTGAGTGACTTTGTAAGTAGCGGAACAACTACTACAAAAACATCTTCAGATATTGAAATTGATGGAGTGCCAATGCCAGGTCTTAAGCTGAATGGCCTTACCGTAACCAAAGAAAAAATATGGTCAAAAAATACCGGACGTGCAGCCAATGGCGAGATGGTGGGAGACCTGATTGCGATTAAATATACTTTGAAATGCAGCTGGCCGCCGCTGACAAGAGAGCAGGTAGCGGTGATTGATAAAGCCGTTTCCCCTGCTTTTTTGAATGTGACTTTCCTGGATCCAGGGACAAATACCAAAGTAACAAAAAGATTTTATGCAAGCGCTCCAGCCTACCCTGTATATACCTACCGTAAAGGTGTGAAGACGTACCAGGGTGTGGCTGTGGACCTGATTCAAAAATAGGAGGAAACCAAAATGTTAAAAGGAACAAAATCAACATCCATGAATTTCAACAGCATGATCAATGACAGACCTGTTGTGTACATGTCTGCGCAGATCCCGGAAGCTGGGAACGCAAGCACCAGTATTACCGTCCAGGATCGTGACTTGTATGAGACAAACAAGACAGAGTGCAGAAAAGATATTGAAGCATTTAACCAGTTAGTCTATGCAGCTGAGGACGAGCGTGTAACAGGAGGTACCGCAGATGAAACTGAAAAATAAAGACATATTAAATTTTGTCAATGGCTGTGCTTCCTTAAGGGAGAAGCGGCTGCCGG